AGTCTGATGCAAACTGTGCGCCAGCCGAGTCAATAAACACAGTTTCTACGCCCCACTTGGTCATGAGCTCCTGAAACGCCACAGCATGTTGTGCGGTGGTGGCTTCGTTGGCCAAGTATTCGTCCACAATCCAAAACCAGTCAGTGGTCTGGTCATAAACAATCACGCAAAATGCAGTAGGGTCACGATATCCAGGGTCACAGCCAGCAATGGCTTCGCCACGCAAGTCGACCGGAGGTTCACAAACATCTGACTCCGATAAACTATAAATCTGACCCTCAAACACTGTGAATGATGCTAAATACTCTTGTTCAAATTCTGCCTTTGACATTGACTTGCGAGCTTCAGCCACATCGGATTCAGCCATGCGAGTGTTTTCCGAATAATCAGCCTGTAGTGAGACCCATTCCGGAAAGTTTGAGTCAAAACCACGATTCCAAAACTGACTAAACCAGTTGTTGCGACCACGAGGCGTTGATATAAAAATTGCCTTGCTATTCGGTTTGTCTAGAGTAGGACGCAGCGCAACGTTAAATGCTGCTTCGCCGTCCGAGCCTAGTGCAGCCTCGTCAAAGATAATGAGATCGTACGACCGACCAACGCAACTGTCAACCGTCGACAACGAACCCATGCGAATGGTGCTTCCATTGGATAATTCAATGATCTTGTCTTTTAAGTTATCGCGTGATACCTCAAGGTCAAAGTGTTTGATTAATTTACGTTGCAGCTCAAACGAAATGCCTGACAGGTTATAGTTTGGCGACATGATTAAGACATTGCAGCCTGGTACAAGTGATACCAATTGCCCGACCACGTTGGCGATATAGGTTTTGCCAAGACGTCGTGCTAGTGCAGCGCATACAAAACGGTACTTGGGGTCGTTGACCGCATTGATTAGTGCGATTTGGGGTCGGTTGATGGACTCGTAAATGCCTAAGAGTTTAAGATAGTTGGTGATAGGCAGTTTGATAAATCGAGCACCGGCATCGAATTCTTGGATGGCATCACAGTTAACGTCTGGTCGACTAATAGTTAGCATTAGACCCCGTCTCCACTAAGCAGTCGATTTATTAGGTGTGAGTACTTGGATCCATCAAGGCCTTCGTTGATTTGCACGTTGACCTGTTTTTGCGGGCCGGTAGCCTGCTGTGCTTTGGCTAATTGAATCTCACGGTCAAGCAAGTCCATTGACATTTTATGCGACAGTGCTAGCAATTCGGTGATATCCTTTGTGCTGCCCACATCAGCTTCGTGCATTTCTTGAAACTTTTTCTTGATAAGCGCATCCATGGCCGCGCGCATTTCAAACCGGTTGTTGAATCCCATATCCATGAAAACATGGTCAACATAGGCTTTGACCTCGCGGCGGCCCAAGATTTCGGTGACCAGTGTGACCGGTAAGTCTAGTTCATCGGCAACCTTTCGGGCGTCTTGCACTTGCAGGTAGCAATTGGCTACTTCCAGTGCTTCAGGTGCTATAGCGAGGGTTTCTGCAGGTAGATTTTGTGACATAAGTGTGATCCTTTGGTGCGATTATAACATGGGTGGGTGTGTGTGGTCAAGTTAAAAAATTTGGTGGGGTTTGTGTGAGTTGGTGTGAGTTTGTGGGCGTGTGATGGTTGGTGTGGTTTGTTGAGCTTGTGGTGGTTGTTGGCACCGTAAGTGTTTTCGGTATTTTTCAATGTTAGGCCGTGTGGGTGGGCCAACCGGCATATGTGTAAACTTTAGTCTACTAACCGCCCCCGGTCTGAGTACTTTTGTTTCTTGTGCGAATCTGTGAACGCAGGTACTAATTGTAACAGTTTGTAACAGTTCTAAAAAATTGTTGACGACTTGCAAAGCCGTGATATAATAAACCCATGACAACGAAACAAGACTACAAACAAGCGTGCAAGGTGATCGAACAGCGTGATCCTACTGCATACAGTATTGTTCAGCAAGATGAAAAACATTTTTCTGCACGTGTTGGGCATTGCATTGCTTATTATGTTATAATTGATGACAAGATTGTTGGAGATGTTTGGTATGAATAAACGAGAATTTTTTGATGCGGTTGGGTTTGCATGTTGCATTGCCCTGCCTTTTGTGTTATACTTTGTTTTTGTGATGAAACCCTGAAAGGAAATCAAATGACTGCTAAAGCTGTGAATTATACTGCGGAACAAACCGCAAAGATGGTTGCCGACTATGAATCCGGTGTGACTGTGGAAACAATTGCAAACGAATTGAATAAGACTGTTCGTTCAATTGTTGCTAAACTGTCACGCGAAAAGGTTTATAAGGCTAAGACTTATGTTTCTAAATCTGGTGAAGCTGTAGTTAAAAAGGATACTGTTGCCGACTATATCGGTGCGGCTCTTGGCTTGACTGAAGCTGATACAGAATCGCTAACAAAAGCTAACAAAACAGCACTCAAAAAGATTGCTGAGTTTATTGAGGCTGAAAAGGCCTGATAGATTGCAGGGGCTTTGCCCCTGTGATATAATTGATCTTTAACTTGGAGAATTAGATATGATGAAGCTTGATAAATTCCAGCGCGAACTGCGCAAAGATTGGCGCGATACTTTGCAAAATATGGGCGGTGAGGTTTTTAGCTTTCCCGAAGATGGTTTGACCGTGGTGGTGGCCCCTGCTGTGGGTGGCACTCTAGCCGAATTTGCACATATTGCAGTTGCACGCTGTGACTTTAAAGATGATGAATTCAAACGCAAGGTAGGCGAATTTGTGGCCCTTGAACGTTGGGAAGGTGGCCAGGTGCTGTCGGTTCCTTATGTGTACCGTGATAATGAGGAATTGGCCGAAGCTGTCAGGGACTTGATGGCAGGTTAATACCTGAGTTTGCAAACCAAATGTAATACTTTGGTTTGCAGTTTGCGCCAATATTATACCACACAATATTGGCACGTGTCAAGGGCTTTCCCACAAAAACAACACATTTAATTGTAACAGTCACCAACAATTGTTACACTTTATTTTGTCGAATATGCGAAAAAACCCGCACAAACCACAAAAAAGCCTGTATAATTGACACATCAACACAGAACAGAGGTTCAAAATGGCTAAGATTACAAAAGTTTCGATTTATGACATGGATGGTACTATCGTTTGCAGTTTGCACAGATACCGCACAATCGTTGACGATAATGGTGAACGTATTGATTTGGATTACTGGCGCGAAAATGAATATCGCGCAATGGATGATTCATTATTGCCATTGGCTAGCCAATATCGCAAAGATTTAAAAGATGAAAATACTTTTGTGATTATTGCAACTGCCCGTGTTTTGCGTGATGCTGATAATACATTTATTCGTGATATTCTCGGTGAGCCTGATTATATTATCTCACGCATGGATGGAGATACTACTTCAGGCGGTAAATTAAAAATCGCAGGTTTGGCTAAATTCTTTAATCTCAAGAATTTCAAAGATGCTGAATTTACATTTTATGAAGATAATACCACTTATTTAAAAGCTGTTTGTGATAGATTCAATATTCGTGGGGTTTATGTTCCAAGCAAGCAAGGACACTAAAATATAATCCCTTCGGGGATTATTACTTTTGGTTGCAAATGAGAAATGAATACTTTTGTTTCTCATTTTGCGCCAAAATTATATCATATAATTTTAGGCCGTGTCAAGGGCTTTCCCCTAAAAACAACACATTTAATTGTAACAGTCGCTGAAAATTGTTACACTTTATTTTGTTGAAATGGCGAAAAAACCCGCACAAACCACAAAAAGCCGTGTATAATACATTCATTGGAGCAAAACGCTACAATCTGCGAATTCCGGCAGTATCCGGTAATGAGAACCAAATGGCTAAAAAACAATTTTTCTGTATTCTTGACACTGAAACCACAATGGCTGATACCGTGGCGGATTTTGCCATGATTATCGTTGACCGTGAAGGCAAAATTTACAATCAATGCGCTGTTTTGGTTGCTGGACATTATGGCACGCATGAGTTATTCCATGATAAAATCGCAAACGATATTTGGGGTTATTCGGGTTTGGAAAAAAGAAAATCCAATTATGTTAATATGTTGGATAATGGCACTCGCATGGTTGCTTCGGTGACTGCAATTAATCGCTGGATTAATCAAGCCATTGGCAAATATAATCCCCAATTGACTGCCTATAATCTGGCTTTTGATAAATCAAAATGCCTTAATACTGGAATTGATTTGTCGGGTTTTACTCAAGAGTTTTGCCTTTGGCAAGCCGCAGTTGGTAATATCTGCAATAAAAAACAATATCGTCAATTTGCCCTTGATAATCACGCTTTTAATAAAGTTACTCAAAATGGCAATATGACATTTCAAACTAATGCGGAAATCGTTTGTGGTTTTATTAATGGCGAGTTTATCAAAGAACCGCATACCGCATTAGAGGATGCCCGTGATTTTGAATTGCCTATTCTCAAAACCATTATTAAAAAGCGAGATTGGAAAGATAATATCAAACCATATTCATGGCGCGATTTTCAAACCAAAAACTGGTTTGTTGCAAAATAAATAAAATCAGGGGCTAATAACCCCTGATTATATTAAATGAAAACCCTTTGTATT